AGATGTAGATGAATACCAACTTTGGTGACCATCTGCATATTTTCTAACTTGTGTTATATCTAACCATGTTAGATCCATGTTATCAGTATTATTATTCGAAATATAAACTGGAACTAATACTGGTGCTGGGACTTTGGTTTCATGTGTTGCAACTCTACGTTTAAGATCATCATTTCCCATCCAAAACTCAACTTTATTAATATACCATCTAATTTCAAATTCATACGCAGTATTATAAACTGTTTCTGTTCCGAAATCAGTAGTGTCTATCGCTATTGTTGTTTGTTCTGGTGTGTTACTATCTGCACTATAACTTCTTGCATATAGATTGGTTCCACTCATAAAGAAATACGCAGCATTTCGGTTTCCTCTAGCTCTGGAGTATAATCCCCAAATCTTTGATTGACCTGCAGCTGGAACACTTGGTAAGGTTAGTCTAAAGACAAATCTTCCCATCATGTGTGTTCCATATGTATTTGCTTGAGCAGAAGTAAATCTAATTTTCCCATTTTTTCTCTTAGGAGTACCAGAAATTCTATACCAATAATCATCGCTATAGCTGTATATAGTTGGGTCATAGAAGAAGGTGTATTGTTGATCCACCAATCTTGATTGTGACATATGTTTTTTATTAATTAACTACAACCTCAATATTTCTATTTTTTGATAGTAGTTACCTTTTTAGTAGTTGTTTTTGCTTTTGGTTTACTTGTTTCTTTTTTTGCTTCAACTGCAGGTAGGCCAATTTCTTCACCAACCTCTATACCAGCTTCAACTAATTCTGGATTTATTTCTAAATCATTTTCAGTAATAGTATGAACTGTTGAACCTTCTGTTGTTGAAACACCAGGTGTTCCAGCATTTTCTTCAGAACCAACTTGAACATCTTGTTCAGCTTGTTCAGCTTGTTTTGCAGCTAACTCTTTTAAAAGACTTAATGCCTTAGATTCAACCATTCCTTGAAGTGCAGCTTCTTGTTCTTTTGTGAAAACCATTTTTTTTGCTGTACTTAATGTCTTTCCAACAGATCCATATTTTATTTCAGTAATATCATGTGCTGGTTCATTTTCACCACGAACAGCAACATAAGGATCTTTTGTTTCTTCTTCTGCTAAAAGAAAATCATTTCCAAACTGAGGATGTTTCATTAACAATTTTGCTAACTCTTCATCTTCAACATTTGCGAAACCATCTTCAAATTTAACAAAAATTGTTGGAACAGCAGGAGAACCAGTAATTCTAGACTCTGGTAAACCAGCTTTTAAAACAACTCTATAGTTATTAAATTTTGATACAAACTTCATATTTTTTTATTCATAATTAATTATTAAACTTTTTTATCTATTAATTAATATTAATTAACAATTGTTTTTGAGATTATTTTTTGATATCATATATTTCTTTAAAATAGAGGAGAAGAAAACTCCTCCCCTATTAAAAATTTTACTCTCTTGTAAATGAAACAATTAAGTTGTTTCCATCTGCATCTGTGATTGAAGTTGTGTCTTTAACACGAACAATCAAATCATTTCCAACTCCAGCATCTAATGTACTGTTTCCAGAAGCGAAATTTACAGTTGTAGCAGTAGCATCAACTGAAACGGTAGAGTAAACTAATGTTTCCACACCAGTTTGCTTATTTGATTCCCAAATTTGAAAACCTCCAGCTTCAGCACCATTAACATTAACGTTATAAATTACTTCATTAAGTCTTACTCTATGAGCACCACTTGGTTTTTGACTACCAGGGTTTCTGTCATAAGTAGCTCTATAAGTAAATATAAATTCATTATCAGAATTTTGTGCTGTATTAGTATTAACTGTTAAATCATAATAACCGTCACCGTCAGCAGTAATAGCACCATCTATAAAATCTGAATTAGTTGTTTCGTCAGAACGAAGAGCATCAAGAATTTTACATTCCCAATAAGCACTTGCATTAATAGCGTCAGCTAATAATCCAACGTTTGTGTAAGTAGCGAAAGTAAATGTTTCGGTACCACCATCAGAAGTTATCATTATGATGTTTGTTGCTGCTGTAACTGTTACACTTGTGATTGTACCAGTACCCGTATAATTTAAACGGATTGCTACTGGTTCATCATCAAGAACTGTATTAACAACATTTTGTGCATTTCCTTGTTTTACCAAGATTGAATCTAATGATCCCATATATTTATTATAAAAACTCTATATAAATATAAAAGTTTTTTATTAATTTCTAGGCTTAATACCTAGCGGACAATTACCCGTGTCCTTGTCGGACTAGATCTCGACAGTATCTAGGTGGGCGTGTTTAACCCCACGCCCACGTAAGGTTATATATTAATATTTACCTACCCTTGTACACCTTTTAATAAAGCACACTTAGGAGCTTGTTTTCTTTCCAAACCACATTCTGTAATATATTCATCAATTTCACCATCAACATCAGGAGCTTGAACATTTGTTCTTAATCTTGTATCACGATTTGCTATGTAACGATATTTCAAGCAAGACATGTCAATTAAGAATGCGTATCCAGCAAAATCCTCAACGAATAATGGGTTGTGAACGATAGATATAGTACCAAATGGAGTTACCCATTCACTAATTTTCATTCCGTATGATTTTGCAATTGGTTTCATTTGAATTTGACCACGTGCAATTTCACTAAGAGCCTGTAAAACTATACCACCAGAGAAAAGAACCTTTGAAGAATCACCATATGTAAAACCTTCTCTTAAGAAAGTGTTAAAATCAGGAGCAGTGATAACACCACCTTGATCTTGTACATAAGCTGAATTTCCTTCAATAAACTCTAAGATACCACCAGTATATTTTAATGGATGACCATTAGTACCAGTAGTTGATCCTTTTTCTCCAAACCAGAAAGCTCTTTCGATATCTAAAGCGTGTTCAGTACCTTTTTTAGCTCTTAAGTATTTCAAATCTGGACCACCATAAAGTTTAACATTCTTTTCAGTATCTGACAATGCAATTGTAGTTCTGAAAATCTGTGTGTAATTAGTGTTGCGTGTAGAACGAGTTGTATTAACGTTTCTAGCAGAAGCGTTTTCTTCTGAACCACTACCAATTATGAATAAACCATCACCGTCAGCACCAGCTGTAGCAGCTGTAGTACCTAATGAACGATTAATTGTAATTGTTGTAGCAGAAGCAATAGTAGCAACTGACATTCTTTCACCTGTACGTTGATTGATAATTACATCACCAACTGTAAAGATGTACGCAGAACTTGAACCTGCACCAGATACAGTAACTGTAGCTAAAGCGCCTGTTGTATAAGTTCCACTTGTTTTGGCGTAACGTCCGCCGTAAAAATCTTCCATTTAATGTTAGCTTTATATTTCTATAAAGATCGGACTATATCTTCACTATAATAATATAGTGTTTAACATATCTTATATTCCATGGAATTATGAATATAAGGTCGAATTAATTTAAAAAATATCCTTCCAGACTTAGCTGGTATATATATTTTATGATATTTTTTATCTTTATGTAATTTTGACTCAATATTATATTTTTTTTTCAACCATTTTTGTATCATTTTTTGTTCTTTATCTGTAAATGATTGTGTGTTTAAACATAACGCATCGCATTTTTTACCACTTGGGTAGGTATTCTTTTGTACTAAATTTCCATCATCCATATACCAAATCGCCATACCTTTTGGTGTTAAATGTCTTAACATTGTATAAGTTATTCTTTTCTTTCCATCTTTATACATTTTTTTAAAAAACCATTCAACTATTTTTCTATGTTGCATATCTACTATAAATGCTTTATATTTTAATTTTTTATTCATTGTTCTTATTTTATTTTGTTTAAAACCAAATTTCTTTAGTAGTTCACATTTAAACAATAAATATTCTTCTTGTCTTTCACTGTGACATAAAACTAGATTGTAAGGGTACTTGTGAAAGATACCAGCATCACCTAATAACATGCCTAATATAATACTAAGCTTGTCTCTTTTGTAAAAAAGATCGACAAGTCTCTGAGAATTTTCCATATATTTATATAATTAATAATTAGGAATCTTTTCTGCGGATTGTCCAATTCAATAAACTTTTTAAAGCCATTCAGCATATTGTTTCCAATTACTGTTTAGGCGTTATTGACTCTAAGGAGTTTCCCGCATATAGTTAAATTTTTTATCGTTGGTCCAAAGATTTAAACCAACCAAATTCAGGATTAATAGCAACTTGTTTCATCAAAGATGAACCTTTCCAAGCTTTACCGTCATAAACCTTACCAACATTAGTCATTAAAGTAACTAATGGATGTTTGTTAGGTTCTAATAAAAAGATTTTATCTACGTTATCAAGAACTAATCTTGATTCTGCAGATGAAACCGCGGTTGTACGTGGAGCTGTTGCCACAGCACCCTGGTCATGGGTTGGTTCGGAATAATATGGATATGCCATAAATTTTTCCTTTACCCATAAACTAATTAAATAATTAGTTTACATAATAGTTAATTATAATAAGCATAACTATTACAATTTTATTTCATTTGTGTTAAAAAACATTAGGATTAGATACATCGCCAATTAATTCATCAACAATATTCTTATCCTCAATATTACCTGTGCCTTGAGATTCGCCACCACCAGCATTGGCAGCAACGTTTTTAGCTTCTTCTCCAGCTTTCTCTTTTTCTTCAGCCTCATATTTATTTTGTAAAGCTTTACCTTTAACCGCATCATATGCAACTTTAATATCACTTTGGTTAGGATTATCCTTAAACCATTGTTCTTTTGCTTCAGCATGTTCTGGGAAATCGGTTTTTGAGCTTGCAAAATCATAGATGCCTTGCTCGAATGTTCGTTTTTCCTCAATTTCACTTAGGCCTTTTTGGAATTCATTTTTAATTCCTTCCATGCCTTTTTCGAGTTTTTCAGAAATAAGTTTTTCAATTTGTTCTGGAACCGCCTACTCATATTCTTTTTTACCCAAGTCTTTTTTAACAACTTCATGAGCTTTTGTAACAGTTTCAGCTTCTTTTTTAGAAACAGTTCCGTCAATGACATCTTTAACTAAATCACCATTTATTTTGTCATCTAAGATGGCTTGTAATAAATCTGGATTTTCATCCAATTTAGTTAATAAAGGTGAAACTTGATCAAAAAATGATCTCATTTCTCCAAGTTCATTGCCTTGTGTTCCTAACTTTTCCTCTAATTCTTCATAATCTTTTTTTGGAATGTAATTGTCTAAGTCTATCTTACCTTCCTCGTTTGTTTGTACTGACTCCCCTGTGTTTATAGCATTTGCAGGATCAGCTTGTATTAAATCATCTGCACTCCCCGCATTATTAGCGGCTGCAGCATTGTTATTTTCTTCTGACATATTTTTTTTATTACTTCATAATTAGTTTTTAAAATTTTAAATTAAAAATCGACTTTTAATTTGTTACTCTTCATTTTCATTTTGATGACTTCTGTCTGCTAATTCCTTTGCTAAACTTGTAAGGTCAACACCCTCTTTTGTTTTTTCCTTATCATTCTTTAACTTTTCAGAAATAGCATCAGAGATTTTATCATTGCGCTTTGACTTAATCTCTTTGTGTGTGTTATTCTTCATATGTTTTATAATTATGTAATTAATATGAATTAACTACTTTATTAATTATCTTTCTTTTTTTCTTTTTAGACATTCCACCACGGCCATTATCAACTTTTAGTCTACTTTCACTTTTAGAAGTAGCTGTTGTTCTAGCACTATTATCATGCATTGGTTCATTTACACAAGACATATTATTTATCCAATATTCCAATTTCTTTAATTTCTATATCAAAACTTTCTCTTTTATCTTTACCTCTTTCGTTTAAAGAATGAGAAACAACTTTACCCTTAACAACTAATGTTATTTTATCTTCAACTTCTTTACTAGATAAAAAAGGAGCTTGTTTAGAATTTAAATACAAACTTGGAAAATAAACTCTATCTTTGCTTGGTTCTGAACAAACACTACCATTGTTTGTGTGTTTTTCACCAGCACTATGCATCTTTACACTACCAATAGCTTTTGATAAAATTTCTCTTTTTTCGTTTTTATTTGTCATATAGTTATATTATACCATAAGTTCTTTGTTATATAATGTTTTTACGACCTTTTGTTACTTTTTGGTTATTTTTGAATCTTCTACAGCTTGTTTTTCAGCCTCATCTACCTTTCTAATTTCCTCATTAACAAATGCTTCTAAATAGGTTAAAGCTGAATAAAACCCTTGATTACGTGCCATTTCTGTAGGATTCTTAAAAGGATCAACACTACGCATTGCTTGGTCAGATATGCGTACAAGCTTATTATAGTACATCATTATAGCTGGCCAAAAATTAGAATATCTTAACTCTAATAACAAATCTTTCATTTCAGAATCTGTTAAATTTACTTTTGCTTCTTGTTTTGGAGCGTCTTTTTTTTCTTCATTCTTCATATTTTTATTATTAGTTAATTATTTAATATTTTTCCATAAATCTGGATTTTTCTTTTTAAACTTTGTTAACATTTCTTCTCTAACTTTTTTATGTACAGGATTACTACCAGAAACTGGTTGTCCTCCACCATATCTTTTTGCAACTTCTCTATCAGCAGCTTCATTAAACATACCTTGTCTTTTTGAAAAACCTTTAATAGCTGACACAATATTAGAAAGTGATTCACCAGCAGTTTTTGGATTTAACCTATTTAATGTTTTTTTAATCCAATTGTTTTTTTTATTTTCTTTTTCCATATTTTTTATTATTAAATTATATACTCATCTATTCACAATTTTGTTTATAAATTTTCATATTCTATTAATTTATATTATTTGCTCTTGTTGAAAGCTGCGCTTCAGGCCCATTCCCTTCTTTCATTTTAAGTTGAGTATTTGGTTTTCCACCCATGTTTAACCCACGAGGATTTGAAGTTCCACCAACATTTGGAGCTGGGATTCCAGCAGGTGTTGGAGGTGGTCCACCAGCTTGTAACAAATTAATTGGCATTGAAGCTTCACCAAAAGGAGAAGAACCACCAAGTAATTGAGAAACAGCATCACCAGTTTCTTGTGGAATAGTAGAACCCATAGGTACATTACCAAACTCAGGTACACCTTCACCACCAGGCATTCCATTTACAGGTAAACCATCCATTCCTACTTCTGGTTGCTGTTGTTGTTGTTGTGCAGAAACAGAATCTAAACTCCAACTCCAATCATGTAATAATTTAGAAGTAAGTTTTTGTGGATCAATAAATGGTAAGTTAATTAACATTTGGAATAGATCCATATCTTGTTTCTTTTTAATATCATTTTGTCCAGCAATTGAAGGTATAACAGATGCTTTGAAATCAAACATTCCATTTAAATCATCACTTTCAATTAAAGGATACATTGGTAAACCATCTTCACCAATAACTCTAATTGTCATCTCTTTTGTAAAGAACTGTTTATACATTGAAATTTGATATCTTAACATATCTGCATATGCTTCACCAAGATGATTGATAAATAATCTAACCCTTTCAAGAGTTGATTCTCTTAAATGTCTAACCTCTGTTGCACTTCCAGCTTCACCACCAGCTCCCATTGAAAAATCATCTACACCAGATGCATATCTCATATCACTCTTCAATAATTCTTCTTCTTTATAAGCACTTGATTTAATATCACTAAACTGAACTTCTTTAACACCATTTGGATCTGGTGAATATATAATACCGAAAGGTCTTGTAACCAATTCTTCTTGATTAATATTTGCAAGAGGATTAACAATCCACATTTTATGAATATTAAGAGTCATAGAATCAAGTCTTTGATTCTTAACCATATTTAATAAAACTTGTGGACTTTCTAGAATTAAAGGAATACCATATCCTTCAAATTCGTTTGGTAGTCTTAAATAAGGAACATCAATAAACGGTGCTTCTTTAAAGTCATAAGGGTTTGGCATTTCACCATCCTTAAAAATAGGAACACCATTAACCATTACAGCATAAGAATCTTTGTGAGGTCTCCACCATTCAAACACTTCGTACATGTTTAAGTTTTTATCATCAGAATTAAATGCTTGAAACATATTTTCACTACCACCATCACCAGATAAACCATGTTGTGCACCTTTAACAATATCTTCATTGTTTAACTTAACATCTTGTCTAACAGAAGCATAATTTGCTAAATCACCACCTGGATTTTCTAAAGCCATTTTCAATCTTTTCTTATCAGCCATTGGATACTTACGCTTTATTTCATCACCAGTAATAGTCAATCTCTTAAACCAAAATTGTTTATTTTCTCTTTTAATATTTCTCCAATCATACCATAATGCATAATTGTCTACCCACTCTGTATAAGGAGCATCATAAAAAGTTTTTGTTTGTTCTTTCCATTTATATTTTTTAGTTAACAAATCTTTTGTTTGTAAAAATTTGCGTGTTCTAATATCTTTCTTCCAACTCACTTGCATATAACCAGAACCATAAATCAACGCTGAATCTACAACCAACTCTGATACACTATCCATTTTAGAAATTTCCCAAGTGAAATCACTTATTTGTTGTAATTTAGAAGCTTTTAACTGATCATCTTCTGTTCTACCCTGAACAGTAAACTCTGGTCTTGCATCTAATATACGTGGTTTTAAAGTTTCGACTACACCATGTGTGTATGGAACAAAAACATTAGCCTGCCATCCTTTTATTTGTTTATCACGATCACCAGTATAAGAGATATAAATTTTATACGCTCTGTCTAATCTTGGTTTGATACATGTTTTAAAATAATTTCTGGCGTCATCTAACTGAAGATTAAACTCTTTTATTAGAGCTTCTTCTTTTTTTCCAAAGTCAGATGGATTGTAATCTTTTGTTTGTGCCATATTTTTTTATTTAATTATTAATATGCGTAGCCAACAGGTAAATAATCATTATAATCTAATTGTGTTAAAGGTTTATCATATAAAATTTTAAACCCTTCGTAGGCGATCGCTGTTGCCATAACGCATTCATCATGAAAATTCTCTTGTGCTGTCATATTATTATTTTTATCATATATATAAACGATCATTTCGTCTAATATTTCTTTACTATGTATTGTTAATTCATTATCTCTTACTGATTGAGCAAACTCATCAATCAACATCGGTTTTGTTTTTTTGTTTGTTTGCCACCCAATCTTATCTGTAATTGTTGATCCTATATGTTCGAACTTTGCTGGTCTGAAATATAATGATGGATACAATAATTGTTTTAAAACGGTTACTGTTGTTAATCCATGATTATTAATCTCTACCACCATTAATGCATTGTTATATTCTCTACCATGTTTATTAATTGTTTCAGCCATTCTATCTGGTGCAATTAATCCTCTAAACATTGCAACCTCTTCTCCAGTCATTCTATCAAATATAGTTGCTACAGAATAATCTCCACCTTCTATACCTTCAGAAACATCAACACCACAAACATATAATTTATCTTTTTCTGGTGGACTATATATTTTCCAACCATCTTCTTTCTTAACAGTAAACTTTTTATCATTCTTTAAAACTCTTTCATCACCTTCATTTAATATATTTTTACGTTGTTCTTTAATAATCTTTTGGTCAAATACTGATCTACCAGAAGCAAGAAATTCTAATTCATATTCCTGGGCGAACTTCATTGGAATTGTTCATTCTCTTTCTTATCGCTTCAATTTTGTTCTCTACTATATTCCCACCACCAACCATATTCTTTCTTTGTATATCCATTCCATTGTTTACTATTTTTATCATCTGCAGCCATACACATTCTATGATATAAATTACCAATACCATTTGGTGTTTGGTGTCCAACAATTCCAGAGTATGTTACTGTATGTCCTTTATTAACTGTAAAATCATATACATTTTCTTTAATATTTTTAATCTCTATTATATTGTCATAAAAATAATGATAATCATACAACTCTTTAATCTTTTTATAACTATTACTATTTTTATTTCTACATTTATCTAATATTTTATTTAATATTCTATATGTAATATTTCCATTTTTAGAATATAATCCTTTGTTTAAACCATTTTGTATATCTGAAAAATTTAATCCAAGTTCTTTCATTTCTTGTTTGATAACTTTACCAATACCAGGAATTACTTCACTTAATCCCCCATTTGCTTTCTTATCAAGAAATCTATTATTTTGTTTTCTTTTTATTCTAAAACCAATTTTATCTAAGAAAATATTACTTTGATACAAATTAAGTTCCATACAATAACAAGTAGAATAAACCTTAGCTTTTTCTGTTGGTGGAGTTGTCTTTTTATAAGTACGACTAATAATACCAAAATTTAATAATATAACCCTTAAAACATCTATTATTTCTTTACTTGTAGATACATAACTAACATGTCCCCTGTCTTTTCTACAACAACCATCTGAATCAAATAAACCTTGTAAAAAAGCAATAACATTATCTCTACTCCAACCTAATACAACTTTTGGTATTTCTTTTTTTGGAGCTTTAACTTGTTTTAATCCAATATATTTTGATAAAAATTCTACAAAAGATTGATTAGTACAAATATAATGATATTTATCTTGTCCTTTACTTTGTAAAAAATTTAATCCAAATGGTTTACTTAATAAAAAATTATAAACTTCTTTATCTATTGTTGTTATGACGACTCTACCTTTTTTAAAATCAACATATCCGTCTCCAAGAATTAAACCAATTAAATAAGATAAGTCTTTTGAAATAGTTTTTTCACTAAATAATTTAATATGATTCTTATTAAATCCATACTTTGTTGGTTTAAATTTTGTAATATTATTATTCCCCCACTGTTCTTGATTGTATTTAATAACTAATAAATCATCATTTTTTAATTCAGAAGCCTTTATAAATTCTAACTTTCCATTTCTTAATACAAATAATTTGTGAACACTTGACATTCCTAACTCATATCCATGTTTTGTTTTTATTTTAAAACCTTTTTGTATTCCACTATTATAATATGTTGTTGTTGGTTGCATTCCATAATGACCATCTAACTTTATTTCTTTACCTTCAGAAAAACCAAGTTGGTTATTATCCCAATCATGAATATCTTTAATAAATCTTAATCCTTTATTTGTAAACAAAATTGTGTCGCCAGTTACACAAGATTCAATTATAATCTTACCGTCAATTGGAACAGAGTTTTCAATAGCAGCCATCTTTTCTTCTGTTTTCTCCCAAAATGCAAGTTCTGTCAATAAGCAGGCACTAATTGTATAACCACGACCAACGTTCTCCGTTGATGGTAAAACAAGAATTTTTGACTCTATAGTAGGAAATGAAATTTCAAACTTTGAATTATAAGCGATTGTAGGTCTAAGTATTTCTGGAGTTGTTCTCCAAAAAGTTTTAACCTTATCTAATAATTCAGATGTCATTGTACTATTATAACCAACAATAGCAACTGTAGACCCTGGATGTGTAATAGCATAATGATATAAGTATCCTGTTACAGCTGTTGAAAAACCAATTTGACGAGCTTTCAAAATTATAACACGATTATCAGACATCATTGTATTAAAAACATCTTTTTGTGCTTCTTTTAAAATAAACGGATCTAATCCACCAGCTTTTGTTTTAACCTTACA